CATGGCCTGATTGTAAGCGTCATTCTCTTGCTCACCAGTCTCACTGAGCGCTCTGTCATAGGCTTCATCGCCGGGCCTCAGTCCCTGATTTCGTAGGGCCGCAGCTTGACTCTCCTTCTGCTTCTCAAAGCGAGGGTCAAGGCGACTGGTCGCCTGCCCATAGGAGGCGTCTATCGCCTGCTGCCTCGCAGCGTCACCCGTACCTGCACCGGTCTGATAAGGGTTGAACTTGCCCCAGTCCATTGAGGGGCCCAGCTCTTCTCCCACACGACCGAACATATTCTGGGCATAGCCAGTTCGCTGAGCCCCTAGCTTCATCTGGGAGTCAAGCGAAGCCTGCTCCGCAGGGCTGAGCTTTATGTTCTGAGACCAGGACCCTCCGGGTCCCTTCTCCCACGTTGAGGATCCCCAAGGCGTATACTGGTCAGGACGATTCGCCTGAGTCTGATACTCCAGCATCTGCTGGTTAGAGGCAGCGGTCTTCTCCGCGGCCCCTGTATAATCAGGCGGCGGTGGAGTGCTCTTCTTTCCCATACCATTCCTCTTTACGCAGTTGAGTGACTACGTAGTCAATGCCGACTTTATATCCGTCTTTTATACGGTAAATCTCTTTAAAACCCATGTGAGCGTTGAATTTCAACGCCTTGTGGTTATCCCCGGGGGTCACCCCAATGATGACACCCTTCTTACAAGTCTTGAACACATAATCCATCACTTCCTGGGAAAAGCCACGGCGGAAAACAAAGGGATCCTCTACTGCTATGTGGATAGTTCCTGAATTATATGACCAGTTGTCGATCGCAACAGCGGCCACGATCTCATAGTTGCGGTACGCAACTATCCCCCTCATATCTTCGCAAAGTAGGGGCTTCGCCCTATCCGAGAGCCACTTCCACTCGTGCTCATGCTGCAATTTCGTAAAGCGATATCTCACAAGAATCCCTGCATCAGCGAAGCGGGCTGCCACATGACTCCGATATCAACCATTGTCGTCTTTAGAGTAGAGGCTCCACTCATCGCTATAGCGACGGTATTGCCTATCCCGGCTCCTCCGTTAAGGACTTGGAACTTACCCTGACCACCTCCCCATATAGCATTGTCCCAAGTGGAAAGGTCCCAGACGTTGAGGGGGTTGACAAACCCCGAGGACTGGGTGAGCTCGGTAAGGTCATAATCATAGAAAGCATGAACCTTGTAAGATGGAGCGCCTTCAGCGACAAATCGTGGGCGGATAAAATGGACTATTTTAGCCATCTGAGGGGAACCAATATCCCCATATGACGTAAGAAGTGACCAAAATATGGGCTGAGGGTTAGGGTCTACTACGGTGACATTATCCAAATTCCCCGTAACCCAATGAACACTGGTATCCGCCCCAACATAGACATTATTCTTAAAGGTCGCTACCGTCACCATCGGCATGTCGCGCCAGATACTCCAGGCTTTGGTATTCACATCATAAACAAACTGAAAATAGGGCTGATTCCCTATTTTCGGTGTGGTCACGATTATCTTTGCTAAGTCAGGAACAACCCAAAGACCCCACCCCATCTCATTAATGGTCTGTCTAATGGAGTTATTCAGAAGTGGGGAGATTTTATAGCTTACGGATCCTTCGAACGTGAACGGATTCTTTCCCTCCAATAGATCACGAGCAGATATAATTCCATAACTAGATAGAAGATACAGATCACCCCCAACAGATAGAGCAATACGACGTCCATTCGGTACTTTCCCTATGAACCACGTCCCTATAATTCCGAAAGTATCGTACGTATCCGGATCAGTCCCTTGATAAACAAGGACGTCACCCGACGAAGACACAGCGACAAGAAAATCATCAGGGCCATCCCCAGAATCAAGGGACCAATTATAGATGCCCTTAAGAAAGCCACCAGCAATGAATTTATTACCGAAATTGAACTTAGTGAGTGTTCCGCTGTGTGAGCCTGCATCGGTATACCAGCCTGAATTCGTATTCTTTTGAACAAACCAAACTCGTTGCTTCCAAAGCATGACCTGGACAAGACTAGCTGCGGCCACCGGAGTTACGGTAGGAACCGCCCAAGTAGCCGTCGCCTCCTCATAATAGACCAAACCATTAGCGAGGTCAGCAACAAGTAAGAAACGTGCCCCAGCATCATTCGTAAAGATAACATACGAGCACCATCCAGCGTCGCTGGATGCAACTCCCCACGTATGCACCGCGATAGGGTTGACGACTGGATTCGTCACATCAAAGATACCCGCAGAAGTGCAGGCAAAGAGTTTATCTTTCGAACCGTTCTCCAAAGTCCCCATATAAGGGATAAGAGTCTTTACCAAGTCTCCAGATATCGTAGTGGCATGATCTATATAGCCAGGACGGACCCGCATACCGTAGGCTGAGGAGTCAATATTGTACGAATAGATGGCATCCCCCGGCTCCATAAGGGCCAGAGAGGATATAGAATTAATCCCCTTAAAAGGAGCTGGGAGAGTCTGAGTTTGTATTGTCTGTGGCATTAAAGCCCGAACCCTGAGTCAGGAATGTTCTTATAGCTTAAGAATGGAGTACGGCTAGAGGGGAGCCCTGCATTGATAATAGGGGAGCCCTGATTCCGGCCAGTTACTCGGTTATAGGTGTCAGTAAATGCTTGACGGGCCTCAGTAGTGTCGAATCCCTTCGCACTGAGGAATCTGTACTTAAGATACTGCACCATCAAAACTGGATTAAAGAGTATGATATCGCCATTATTCTGTACTCTATCATTAAACCCAGAACCATCCTGGATCCAATTACGACTTATATACTCAAAATGTATGTCCAGCGCATCGGGAACCGGGTTATTCGGGTATACATTGAACATATTCTGCATGACACGGAAGGTAACGTAGATTGAAGAATCTACGAGATTACGCCCCTCCAGATACGCCCACTGTTGAGCTGACAGGGGGCCAGACAGGGGGTTCCTATTCGAGCGCTCCCACCCTGTCTGATCAATCATGTACGCAAAGTCTTCAGGCAGGGGATATTCCCCCGAATCAAGGCTTGTCGTCGTTATTTGGTGTTCCCTTCGCAGATACTCCCACTCATAGGCTTCCACAAACTCCTGACCACAGGTAGTTAAAAGACTTCTTAACTGTATGTAGGTGGGATTCGTATCAGCAAAGACGTCCGAGGATGTCTGGGAGATGACCTCCACAGACACCCGGTTGACTATATCTTGTGCGGATATGTACCGATCAGCCATCGTCGTCCTCTAAGGCTTGGATGCGAGCCATTTGGTCTTTCAAGGCCTCTTCGAGAGATGCGATTCGCGCATCTCTTTCGTCTAACTGAGCCTGGAGCTGCGCAATGGGGGCCTCACTTTTCGCGGCTTCGAGATAAGCCTTCGCCTGCCGCTTAAGATTATTGATATTCATGAACTTCTGAGCATGGACATCCGCAAGATCTACGAGCTGCTCTACCGTAAAGATGTTAAAGAATTTTAGTTCCTCAACCTGACCTGCGGTGAGGTAGGCCCACTTATCAAGAGGGGTACCGACCATTATCTGGGCATTACGAGCTTTGAAAGCTTCGTAGTGTCTCCGAAATCGTTGCTTATCATGCGGGCGAGCTTCACGCATGATAACATTGTCCTTATCCCCGGGGATCATGATGGTGATAAACTCTTTATCCTCGAAAATAGGACGGCCTTCTTCGAGGCTCTTCGCCTCGTTCTGAAGGGGATGATAGGAAAACTTGACGTATAGCTTATCGTCATCTCTGTAGCGGTTATATTCACTCATGCCCTGGGAAGTAAGCTCATAATCTGCTTCCCTAGAATTAAAATCAATTTCACGGTCCATTATCATTCTCCTTTTATTCGGTCGTTACAACCAGTTTTCCATTGGTAGTCACCCGTGCTCCAGACTCCCAAATATCATCAGAAGGCAGAATTTCTGTAATTGTCTGTCTAGCTGCCTCATCAACCTTGTATCCCTCTGGGACCCAAGTTATGCCCTCGTCAACATCATTTACCCTTCGTACTCCGTGCATTGTGTGACGTAGGCCCCCAAGATTCACATCTGTAATGGGGTAGGTACGGAGATATTTGAATATGGCGATGCCTGACCCACCAGAGTTCGAACCAGCACCGTTTCCTCGTATTCCTCCAGCACCTCCACCCGTATTGGCTGCTCCATTATTCGCTGTATTCTTAGTTTGAGCTCCAGCACCCCCGCCACCTAAACCTCCAGCGCCACCTGGAGTTGTAGCGTCAGCGCCTCCACCTCCGCCGCCATAGTATGTAGGAGTTCCTGATATGCTGGACTGTACTCCAATACCCCCGTTTCCTCCAGTGGCACTAGCCGCATGAGCACCGGGTCCTCCAGCGCCGCCCCCACCGCCTGCGGCTCTTAGAGAAGTTGTTGCCGAAGTAAATCCATCACCACCGGAGAACCCAGTATCAGAACCTGATCCGGGTGAAGCTGTAGAAATCCCACCTCCTCCGCACCCATTACCTCCATTTACTCCTGCTACAAGAGGATTTCCATTCATATTCGCGACAGCACCGCCTCCGGCGGTTATTCCATTCCAAGTGGTTGCGCCTCCTACAATTCCAGTACCTTCTGCAGGATGAACATATCCTGGGCCTCCAGTACCAATGACTACAGGAAGAGTTCCTACAGCGACTGTAGTTGTTCCAGGCTTTACCGCACCTCCACCAGCTCCACCATAATAGGATGTTCCAGCTCCATTATTATAGTTTCCTCCACCGCCACCACCGACCAAGAGATATTCAACATCTCCTGCCTCCTGAACAATCATATCCTCTGAATTCAGAAAGGTATTGATTCGGTATGAACCGACGTCAGTAACAATACCTCCAGCTAAGATAGTCATACAGGCGTATTAACTGTCGTTCCAGCAGAATCTTTCCAAAGATCGCCGTCGGCGCTGCCGACTGCCCAGACAGGCTTTCCAACGGTGCTATTATATAGGCAAAACCCCTGACGTTTATAGGCTGATGTATTGACCTCGTGGGCTATATTATTCAAATTAGCAGAGGTCTCTACTCGATCGCCAATACCCCCTCTCTCCATCCACATAAAATCATAGATAGCCCCTACGCTGTTTCTGAAGAGGGTCGGGAACCGACCATCGTAGAATACTTCTCTGATTCCATAGGGCTGATGAATACTGATGGGAGCAGATGCGATATTACACCCGATAAAACGAAGTATAGTCGTACTATTGGAAGTTCCATTTACAAAGGGAAAGTAGTGATTCTGAAGAAGATTTCGTGTTTCTGCCGCCGAAGGGGTGACAATCCAAATATTCTCCGATGGACTTCCAGGAGTTGAATACCTCAATAAATGGATATACAGGGGACGGACATTATCCGAACAGGAGAGAACTTGCCACATATGATCAAAGGACTTCGCCCCTGCTCCCACGATTACTACTTCAACATAATCGTTATCTGTAATCGCTTGTGCATTCCACGTAGCTGTCGGTCTAGCGAGAGTTCTTGAAAAATAATTCGCTGTATTCGCCAAAGTAATATCCGACGAAGTCGGAATAGAGGCTAGAGCACTCGTTGTTTGGAGCGCCATAAAGTCAGTTTTAGGGTCCGTAACAATGACATTCGTACCTGAATAAGTTCCCCATGTAATCGTTGCAGGGAGGGCATGAGCCTCAAATTCATCCATAAGGTCTGTGATGAATAGACCTCTTCGCCCAGCCACCGTCGTACGGGGAATGAATCCAACTGGGTTATTGATGTGAGGCCAGAGAGTATTACCTTTTATGGAATTACGACCTGTAAATTCTTCCTGGTCATCAATCCGTACATCCTTACCCTCAACATCATACTGAGTATGATTATGCCACCATCCGTTGTTGTGCTGACCTTTACCAAAATCAAAGAACCTAGCAGTATAGATGTGATGATCAGTCCCGCGCAAATAAAGACCAGCATGAGCGACGCTTTCATCGTATGTCAGGTACATAGAATCTCCTTGGTGCATGAGATCTATGCCTAGATTATTGAATGCGA